TCAAGAATTCTTTCTCAGATTCTCCATGATATCGACCGTTTCATTTCTCATCTTATCTGTCACATGCGAGTAAGTATCCATCGTAATTGAAATTCTGCTGTGCCCCAATCGGTCAGAAATTTCTTTCATTTTTGCGCCATTTTCGAGAAGAAGTGTAGCATGAGTATGTCTGAGAGAATGGAAGTTAAAAGAGAGGGAGAGTGCATTCGATATCCTTCTTGTGTTCCATTTCACCACACTTGGCGTAACTAGCTCACCGTATTCCTTCGTACATACTGCATTTGAATCAATGTAGAGCTTTCCATACTTCATTCGATTTTCTAATTGTTGTTTCTTATGTTTTTTCAGAATTGCTAGCAAGGTTTGTCCAATAAAAATCGTTCGATTGGAACTGCTTGTCTTTGGTGTACCATATACCCATGCGCCATCATTCTTTACCATTTGTTTCTCTACAGTAATTGTTCCATTTGAAAAATCGACATTATCCCACGTCAGACCACAAACTTCGCCAACGCGCATTCCCGTATAAAATCCAATATTCAAAGGAATATAGAAAGGATGGCCTTCAGGAGTGATTTCTAGCATATGATCAAAGTCTTCAAGAGAAATGATTTTTAGATCTTTTTTAGTCGTTGGTCGTTCTTCATATTTTGGTATCTTTACATACAGCATAGGATTTTGCTTGATTAACCCCCAAGGATAAACCGCCATATTCAGCGCATTCTTAAGGACAGAGTGAGTAATAGTCATTGTTTTCTTCGAGTAACCCTTTTTAAATTCAGCATTGATGAAATTTTGTAAAAGAGCAGGGGAGAGATCCGTAAGTTTTTTCTTTCCTAAATAACCGTTTATATGATTTTTGATGGTAAATCGGTAGTTTTCATAGGTATTGTATTTTAGATTTAGTTTAACGTATTCCTCCATCCAAAAATCAAGGTATTGTTTTACTCGAGTATCCGTACCTAAAAAGTATTGTCCTGTTTCGTCAATATCTGATAAAACTTTTCGTAAAGCAGCTTCGGCCTCTGGTCGGGTGTCTCCGCCAACTTTCTCCACTTTTTTTCTTGAGCCATCATCATTGATATCTTCAAAATAATAATACCAACGTTTTCCACGTTTTCTCACACCGCCACGCATAAAATCAGTCCTTTCATATTGCTATGTCATTAGTACGATAGTTAAATTCTTTTGGCACATATAGAGAGGGAATAGATGTAAAATCCGTATTTTCAATAGAAGTATACGAACTTATGTTCTTTTGCGTTTAAAAAGAAAAGCCCGGAGGCTTCCCAGTTCATTAAATTTTTTTGAGCACAATCTTTTCCGCTGACTTTAATTTAGTAATAGGACTTGCAAAAAGATATTCATTGGCCACTCTTTTTTTATTAGCTGAATATTTTAAGGAATATTCAAAAGTTTGTTCAATATTAGCATATAAGTCTGCTATTTGAGGCGCTTTATCATACGTTAGGATCCAATAATAATCGTCCATACTCAAGATTTTATCCTTCATTTCAACATGTTGCTCATGATTGTAAAAGGATAAATATAAGGACTGACCTTTATCATAATAAGGAGGATCAAAAAAAGTAAATAATCTATCTTTGGAGTAGTCGTTTTTTAGGATAGAAACTAAGTTTGATGCATCTTCGTTGTAGAGATGTATTCTATTTTTGTGCTTAGCTATATTTTTAATTTTTTTTATTAAGTTATCTTTATTGAATCTACAGTCAATTTTATATTTTCCACTTTGTGATTTTCCGCCGATAGGTCCTCCAGAAATTATTCCACTAACATTTGTACGATTTAGAAAGAAAGTTGCGAAAGCTCCTTTCAACGATTCGGAATTTTTCCCATATTTAAGATATATTTCTTTTTGATTATGCCATTCTTTAATAGTAATTGGAGTAGCATTAATTAAGTTTATAAACTCTTCTGAATTATTAATACACATATTCCAAAAAGAATATATAGCAGGGTCAAAATCGTTTATTATGACTTCGTCAACATGATTTCCTAATAGTAATTCAATTGTTACTCCAGATCCACCTGCGAAAGGTTCACAGTATATAGGGTTTGTAATATTATTTAATTCAATAATATTTTTTACAAATCTCCACAATTGACTTTTTCCACCAGGATAACGTAACGGTGACTTAGTATGTGGCATTAATATCACCTCCACCTTAAGAATACCAAAAAAAATATTAATTGGCCAGAAATTAAATACGATTTGCCATAATCTTATTAGAAACATATTCAAATACTTTTTTTACCTTTTTCATCCAACAACTTAATTCTTCAGTTTTATTAGCATAATAGTAATTTAATATTTTTGAATGATCTGCAAAATTAATTAATTCATTTTTTTTAGACTTCAGTTTTTTTAGACATAGTTCTGAATCTTTTAAAATTAATTTTTCTCTAATTTTGTCACTTGTATATAGAGCTGTTTCAGGATCTTCATCCAAAGTCCTCCAGAATTTATAATGACTTCTGTCATTTTCAACCAGCTCATATATTATCGAGTAAAGAAAACCCTCAGGAGAAAGATAGTTTGGTAAAGTTACAATATTTTGATCTAACGATATTGGTGTTAGCTTTTCTATAATAGATGGATTTTTCATGTAATCCTCAATTCGTATTTTATCACGGGAGTTTGCATCACCATCCAATACTATTACAACACTACTAAAGTGGTTATCAGTTCTTGGTAATTTTATTAGTTGTTCAGATCCTAAAAAAATCGGGATAATTTTATATGGTGGTAATTCAAAATCTAAATTTAAAGATCTAGCTGCATCAACTAATAATTCAAATACTAATTTAGTTGATTTATCTTCACAATAAACTTTAGTTTCAGGCTTTTTAAAGGTAAGTTCTTGAAATAAATCTGCTTTTAGAAGCTCATATGAATTGAATTTCATTATTGATGGAGTGCTTACTCCTTTAAAATAAACAAGTTGATATTGATCTGGATTTTTTTCTTTTAACGAAATTATTTCTTTTAATATAGTCAAAGAATGCGAGGTGAGAAAAATTTGCAAATTTAAATCTACACTAAGTCGGTTTAGTAGATTAAATAGATTGACTTGAGCACTGGGATGTAATGAAGCATCTACCTCGTCTATACAAAGAATACCACCTTCATAATTATCAGATAAAGATAGTGAATAAAAATCGACAAGAGCATTAACAATGTATCCAATATTATCTTGACCAACTGACTGAGTTTCAGCTGATGCGTTCGCAGGAGGAACAAAAATTCTTTTTCTACTATTTACCTTTTTTGTCATAGATTCAACGTGATTATACTCGTTAATTGAATTCGGAAGTATTTCATTATACCAGTCAGCAAATTTTTTGTGAAAACCTTTTTGAATTATGGTATTAGTATTCCTCATAACTGTCGATTCTACTTCTGTTTCACCAGTTGGATATAGTCTCGATAGACTTAAATAAATTGTTGGTATAGGAACTCTGGCAGAATCTGTAATACCTAATTTGTCTTTAAGTTCTTTTACAGATTGAGTTACAGTATCTTTACTGTCTAATGTTGGATAAGTTCTGGGCAAAGCTCTTACTCCACGATTTGAATCTGTGTCATTTCTAAAACCAATTCGCTTAGCAAAAGTAAATTTATCTGAAGTCTGATACTCACAAATGAGTCTGTATTTTTTTAAGGGCTCATTAGCAATCATTGTAAAGTAATCATCAAATTCTGGTTGAAATAGTTTTTTATCAAGTCTTTTTTCATTGGTACCTGTTGTAGAGGCAATTAATGAAAGTAAACTAGATTTTCCTACACCATTATGGCCTGATAGTACAGTTATTCTACTTCCAAGTGTGAAGCGTAAGTCAGTTAGATTTCTAAACTCTTCGATAGAAACCTGTTTTAACTTTATTTCCATGATTATTTCTCCTTGCTTTGGTTAAAAATGCATATCCAAACTGTGATTGTTTAAAGAGGATAAGATTCAAACTGTTCTATAAAATTTTAAATTGTTGTTTTTAAGTCTTCCCCTGTAACTTTTTTCTTACTCATTTTTTCCTCAAAAAAAATAAAATAATTTACTCCCACTTAAAGGCAGGTAGTGATAGTCGCCAATTAAATTAAAAATCTATACACGCTTTCAGGAAGCCCATACAAATTTGTTAATTCCTCAATTTTTCTAGGATATTGAGCATTATCTTCTTTATAAAGAGAAACAATGAGATTAGCAGCAAAGCAATTCGCTTCGCTTTCTGATTTGCTTCTGGAGGATCGAGTAGAGACATAATAACTAGATAAACCTTGATGAAAAATTGCGTGACCTAGTTCGTGAGCACAAATATAGAACCGTTCTTCAGAATACTTTAGTTCGTGATTTAGAAGAATAACCGAACGCCCTAACAGTTCTTGAAATTGTCCCTTTGGATTATTCAAAAAAGGAACATACCTAATCTGAATATCCATTTTTTCGCAAATAGTAAAGGGATTAGCTGAATTATATTTTTGCTTCAGTTTGCCAACTAGACTAATTACGTCCATCTCCATAGAAAATTACTTCTCTTTACTTTTGTCTTCTTTTCTAAATTCCCAAAATAGACCTGTCAAAACATCTTTTACCCGTTGTTTCTCTTCATCTGTTAATGTTTCACCACCATAAGCCATGTTAGCATTTGATTCAAGTAATTTATCCAGTTCAATCAAATCGTCCTCATTTGCCCATTCCGGAATCGTATTTACATTAACTGGTGAATTCTCTTCAAAATATGATATTGAAACGCCGAGAGCAGTAGATAATTTTTTTAAGGTTTCAAGCGTTGGATCTTTCCGTTCGCCTTTTTCAAATCTTGATATTTGAGAAGCACTCACTCCAGATTTTAAAGCCAACTGGTTAACGCCTAAGCCTCTAGAGGTTCTCAATTTTTTTAGTTTTTCTCCAAACTCCATGATAAAACCCCTTTCTTAATATATGATATAGCCCATAGGCAATAAAATCAAAAAAAATTGCATTTTGGCAATAAAAAGTGTTGCCAAAAGACAAATTTAGTATTATAGTATTGTCATAAGGCAACGGAGGTGTATTAAATGAAAACTTTGCTTAAGCAAGAAAAGCTCTACTCCTTGATGCAATCAAAAGGAGATGATCCATATTCACTTGCTAAAAGAATGAATGTTGCTCCGTCAACAGTTTATAGAATTTTAAACGGAGATCGCGGAATCGGTGGTGAACTAATTCCGAAATTGCTTAAAGCTTTTGATTTATCTGAAAAAGATTTCGATAAGCTTTTTATTTTTAGTGAAGTATTGCCAAAAAACAACAGACAGGAGATTGCTAAATGACACGACAAGAAAAAATAAACATCGTACTTGATGCTAGACCTAGACTAGTCCACATCATCAAATGTGCAAATGATGATCAACTCGATCGTCTAGTTGAAGAAGTCCAAAAAGAGCTTGAACGTGAATTAGACGAAGCAGCTTTCGTTTGATTCTTTAAATTAATAGTATAAAAAAATTGCTCGTATTGATATACGGGCGAATAAGAATATGAGGTGTTTAAACTGTTAAAAAAATCAAGTGTTATTCGAGAATCGTTAGTCGAAGTAATTAATAAGAGTGGTGAGACCAAAAAGGAAATAGCAAGACAAATCAACGTCTCTCAACAGTCATTAAGCGATTGGACAACATTGCTTAATACGAAGCCCGTGACGTTGGAAAATGCTCAGGCGTTAACGGATCATTTTAGAGATTCAGATTTCACTCTTCAAGTGATTCATGAGTTCTTTGGTTTATTTAAATCAATAGATGGTGATGTTTATAGGAGAGATCCTTCATCATTAGACAAGTTGCAAATGATTGAATCAGATGAGCGGAAACAGAAGAAGCAAGAAGTAGAGAAAATTCTTCTTAAACAAGTAAATTACTTAACTGTTGATGATCGTCAACAAATCATTGCATATGCTTATGAATTTTTAGATGAAATCATGGTGGAAGTAACACTAATAAGTGCATTATGCGAAATACTTGGAATCGATATTCGCAAGCTTAGTGAGGAACGGCTGTCGTACTGGGTAGCACAAGGATATATGAAAGGATGATGGAAATGGAAACATTGGAAAATATTTTTCCAAAAAAAGTTGTCTTGAAGCGCAACAATAAAAGAAACATTGAAAAATTAACATACTCAGTTACTGAAGCGGCACTAGCTATAACAACAAATCCTCAAAATGTTAAAGATTTGATTGAGATGGGATACATCGGTTTTTTGAAACTCGGTGAAATTAGAATTCCTAAAACTGAAGTCGCTCGATTTTTAGAGAATCATATGAATGAAGATCTTGCTAGCGAAATTGCTAAATATAGAGAGGAGAGAAAGAAATGAAAACTGTATTTAAAATGACTGTCAAGAGCGCTTTGCTTATGAGTCTAGTAGCAATCGTACTGGCAAGTATTAATCCAGCATATGCACTTATTTATTGGGGAACCTTAGTAGCGGTTACTGCTGTAAGAGAAAGTTTCAAAATGCCAACACAAAAAAGACCGACCAGCGACGGCAATCGCTAATCGGCAACATAACAAAATATCTTATCTGTATTTTAGCATGAAAGGAAGGCTAAAACAATGAACGATTTTGGACAAGCATTAGATCAGTATTTAACTACTCCAGAATGGGGCACACCACACGAAGAGGAGGAAGACGATGAGTAAGTCTATTTTAGAAATGAGCCATCAAGAATGGCTTGAGGATCGTCAAAAAGGTATTGGCGGCTCTGATGTTGGAACGATTTTAGGGTTGAACAAATGGAAATCACCTTATCAATTATGGCTTGAAAAAACAGGACAAGTTGTACTTGAAGAAACAGCAAGCGAGCCAGCTTATTGGGGCAATATCTTAGAAGAAGTAGTTGCTAAAGAGTTTCAAGAACGTACAGGTAAAAAGGTTCGCAGAAGAAACCAAGTCTTTGAACATCCATTGCATCCGTTTCTAAGAGCGAATATTGATCGTGATGTAGTGGGAGAAAATGCCATTCTGGAATGCAAAACAGCCAATCAATTTCTCGGCAAAGAGTGGGAAGGTGAAGAAGTACCACTCAGTTATCTCTGCCAAGTTCAACATTACATGAACGTTCTAAACAAAGACTATTGTTACATCGCTGTCTTAATCGGTGGTCAAAAATTTATCTGGAAGCGGATTGAACGAGATCAAGAGTTGATCGATAAAATCACTGAACAATTAGTAGAGTTTTGGGAAACGAATGTTCTTGGAGGCATCGAGCCAGTTATTGACGGTAGTCAAGCGACAGCTGATTTCTTGAAAGAAAAGTATGCAGATGTTGAAGACGTTCAAACGGCGTTGCCAATTCGTTTTGATGAACTAGTTGAACAGAAAAACGAACTCAAACGGACTAAGAAAGAAATTGAATCAGCTATTCGACAGGTGGACAACGAGATCATCAGTGAATTAGGTAAACGTGAAGCTAGTATCGGGATCACTCAAAAAGTAGCGACGTTTTTAGGTGTTATCACTGGTGTGTCTGCATATAACTTAAAAAAATAGGAGGAAACAAATGAAAAAGAAAATTACTATTACTGCGATGAGCCTGTTAACGGCTCTTTTTTTATTGCCAATTAATGGATTTGCCTATACGATTAACAATGAATTTAATTTAGGTATAAATGAAGGTAGCTCTCAAGTAGCGAATAATCAGTATATTTTACTGCATGAAACAGCTAACGAAACAGCAACAGGACGCAATGAAGCGCAGTATATGCAAATATAGCAAGATAAAGCAAGAAATTACAGCGATTGTAAAAGAATCAAGAAACTCTTATGGTTATCGTAGAGTCACTTTAGCGTTAAAGATGAAAGGATATACAATCAATCATAAAACAGTTAGAAAATTAATGGCCCAAATGGGACTTACCTGTCAAATCCGAATAAAGCGATATAAATCTTATAAAGGAACAGTAGGAAAAATTGCCAAGAATGTGTTAAAACGAAATTTTTCAGTAGATACACCCAATAAAAAATGGGTGACAGACGTCACTGAATTCAAGATAAAAGGAAGAAAAATCTATCTATCTCCTATACTTGATTTATTTAACGGAGAAATAATTAGTTATAGTATATCAACTAGTCCAACATATAAACTGATTGAAGAAATGCTTCAACAAGCAATTAAAAAAAAGGGAACTGAGGGTTCACTGATTCTACATTCAGATCAAGGATGGCAGTATCAGATGCCACAATATCAAAAAAAATTAAAAGAGAATAACATTATTCAAAGCATGTCTAGAAAAGGAAATTGCTTAGATAATTCTGTAATAGAAAATTTTTTTGGTGTGCTTAAATCAGAGTTTTTTTATCGAGAAAAATTCCGATCAATTGAGATATTTCAAAGTAAATTAAATGAGTATATTAGGTGGTATAATAACAAAAGGATAAAACTAAAGTTAAATGGACTATCTCCAGTAGAATATCGGAAACAGTCCATTAAATAGTTCAACTTTTGGGGTTCAGTTCAATGAGGGGAGTACATAATAAATAAGGATATTAATTACACTAGTATTTTTGTTATAATGAATGAGAAAAAATAGAGAGTGTAGGTAATGTAATGAAAATGAAATGGTTTAAAAAAGATTTAGTTATCGCCCTAGTAGTAATATTTATATGTTCGTTTATAATTATCTCTCCACAAATATATAAGCGTTCGATAATTTTAGGAACAGATGTCATGTTTCATCTTAATCGCTTTTTTGAAACAGTTAAACAACTTGAAACAGGTAAATTCAATTATTTCTTATCTTTATTTAGTTTTAATTCAAGTGGGAGAATAGTTAATGCTTTTTATGGATGGGACTTTTCCTATCTAATGGGATTTTTACTCATGATTGTTAAATCATGGACTAAATTTCAAATTGTTAGCTCGTTTATTTGTACATTCATTGCGGGTACAAGTATGTATTTTTTAAGCAGATATTTAAAGTTAACTAATATTCTTAGTATTATAACTGCAATATTATATATGTCTTCCTACGTAGTCATGCAATACCCTATTGCTCAAGCTTTTAATGGGTGGGGGGCTGCATTCTTACCTTTAATATTTATATCGGCTATGAAATCTATAAAAAATATAGAAAATCCCATAAATTATGTTGGTCTTTCGGTAATAGTCAGTCTTCTACTGTCTATTCACATGATGACTCTAGTGATTGCGTTGCTAGCTATACTTCCTTTCTATATGTATAGCTTTATAAGAAATAATAAAAAAGTCTATTGGGTTCGTGATATGTTGTTTGCGGTAGGACTTACAATTTTATTATCTGCCAATTCTATTCTAGGGTTTTTAGATCCTTACTTATCAAATAATATTTTGAAACCTTTCTATTTGGAACAAATGTCTGGTGACATCGTTAAATTCTTAGTGAATAGAAATGATTTGCATGATGTAGGATTAATCTACACATTTATTTTTATTTTTGGAATATCATTTACTTTGTTTAATTGGAAACAAACAAAAATCGAAGAAAAGTTTGCTGCAATTGTTGGTGGAGTATTTCTTCTATTGGCATCAGGTCTACTTCCTTGGGACGAACTACCACGTTATATTCCCTTTGTGAAAGTGGTTCAATTTCCACACCGATTTGTGATTGTATCTTATGTTCTATTAATTTTGAACTTCGCTATGGTCATAAACCGGATAATTAGTAACAAAAATGATGAGGTGAAAAAAGTTGTCTATTCATTAACTGTGGTATTAAGCTTTTTTAGTATTTTGAATGGGAATGCTTTTATAAATTCTCAATCATGGCTTTGGCAAGGTGATGACCCAACTGCTACAGGAAATAATAAAGCTAGTGTACGGGTTAATGGAGCAGATCAGTTAAGATCAGATTTTAAAAGTCCGGATTTAGAAAAAGGATTAGATGCAATAATAAAAGGAACACCGGATTATTTACCAATACCAAAGGACTCTGATAACGAAAAAATATACCAAACGGATCCTTATAAGCTTTATCTCAGACAATTTGTTGATAATCCTTTGCAGGGAGAAAAAACTATTACAAATAAAGGTGAAATAAAAATATCATGGGAAAATAATTCCTCTAAAAATCAGAAAACACAATTGCCTGTTGCTGCCTACAGCCATTCATACGTAAGATTGAATGGGGAAAAAATGGATAAAAAAGAAGTAACTGACCTAGGGGCATTGATTGTTAATGCTAAGCCTGGATTAAATGAGGTTGTTGTAGGCTACCGTCCAATAATTAGCATTAAGCTAGCACTAGTTTTAAAATTTATAGGTTTGATGATAATAATTTTATTAACAATAAAAAGGATAAAGAAAATTTTAGCCACGATATAATTTAGTCTAGAGAGTGTAAAATATTTTGTGTAAATGAAAAAATCCATACAAAAAAGGAAGTCGCTTCTGTAGAATAAAGTTAACGACAACCAATTCACAGAAAAGAGGACTTCCCTATGAATGATTTTACTACAGAAATTGTGCAAACTCTAGTCACTAAAGGCGATTTAAATGAATTATTCCGTTCGCACTTAGAAAAAGCGATAAAC